ACTTATCAGCAGCATTATTCTGCAGGTGATGACAAGATCCAAACTCTCGATTTGATTGAAGCGTGTGGCGATGGAGAAGCTTTCTGTCGCAGTAACATCCTGAAGTATGCATCACGCTATGACAAGAAAGGTTCTGCCCGACGTGATATCATGAAGATCCTTCACTACGCAGTTCTCCTTTTGAACTTCAACGACAAAAACGCTATCCGTGAAGACTACAACCAATGAGCAAAGTTATCCTGTCCAAAAAGACCCTCGATGTCCTCAAAAATTTTTCCACCATCAATTCCTCTATTGTCTTCCGTAAAGGATCCACGGTTAGAACTATTTCTAACGCAGAAAACATTCTCGCAAAATTTACTGGCGAGGAAGTATTTCCTGTGGACTTCGCTATATATGATCTCAGTCAGTTCCTTTCTGGGATCTCTCTGTTTAGCGACCCTCAGCTTGAGTTTGACAACGAAACTTTTGTCAGCATTCGTGGCGGCCGCCAGTCTGCTAGGTATTACTTTAGTGATCCAGAAATTACGCTCAAAAGTGCGCCAGAGAAAAACGTCAAGTTTCCAGGTGCCGATCTCCAGTTCAATCTGACTGGCGAAGATCTGATTGCCCTGCAGAAAGCATCTGCTGTTTATAGTCTGCCTGATCTGACCTTCCAATCCGAAGAAGGTTCTAACGAAATCAAACTCATCCTTCGAGATAAAGAGAATGATACCAGCAATACTTACCAGCAATCCATTTCTGGTTCTTGTACTGGGGACTATTCTCTGGATGTCAAAATTGAAAACATCCGTCTTCTCCCTGGTGATTACACGGTCAAGGTCTCTAAGCACTTGATCTCTGAATGGACCAACACCAACCTTGACCTGACATACTATATTGCCCTCGAACCCTGATGAAACATATTCTCTTCACCCTCAAAGAATGTCCCTCTGAACTTCTTGATGATGAAGGGTGGATCAGAGATACTGTTTATATGGCATCTAAAGAATGTAACTCTACTCTGCTTGCTTTGAACTCTCACAAGTTTGAACCACAGGGAGTTACATGTGTTGCTATGCTTGCTGAAAGTCATATCAGCATTCATACGTGGCCTGAGTTGGGTATGGCAGTATGTGATATCTTCACCTGTGGTGATCATACAGATCCTCAGAAGGGTGTAGAATGGATGAAGCGAGAACTAGGTGCTCGTGATATTGTTAGTAATGAATTTATGAGACCACTAGAATGATAGAAGTCATCGATAATTTTTTATCTCCATCTTATTTTCTTGTACTACAAGAGATGACATCTTCGGATTCCTTCCCGTGGAATTATAGAGAAAATGTAACAAAATCTAATAGTGAAAATTATACTAGTCTTGGTGACATTGGATTTGACTATGGAATCATAAAAAATCACGGAAACTTTGTTATACGTGATTCTAAAGAGGCGCAGATGTCTGTAGCTGCTCTTTATCTTATAATGGATTATATTGAGTGTAGTGATATTTTAAAGGGAAGATATGATATGACAGTTTATAATCCAGAAAAATATCGCCATAGTCCTCATATTGACATAAACCATCCAGACTTTATATCAACAATATTGTATATGAATGATAGCGATGGAGAAACTTTAGTATATGAAGAAAAGTCTTTTTGTACCATGGATGTCGATATCACTAAAGAATATAATGTGAAGAAATCCATTGAACCAAAAGCAAATAGACTTTTGGTATTTGATGGACATTATATCCATACTGGGCATTCTCCGTCTAAACATAAAAATAGAATTTTGCTTAACTCTGTCTATGGAAAAGAATTTAAAATGTGATTGATGATCTACAAAGAGGTGATTATTTTCTTGACAAAGATACACAAAAGTTGTATATTTTTGATGGAGAATACTGGTATGAAGTTGTCCCTAGTTATGAATTGAGGAGAGTGAATTTTGAGTAAAGAGTTTTTGTGGGTTGAAAAGTATCGTCCTACTATTGTTGAAGATTGTATCCTCCCTGCTACCACTAAAGAAGTGTTCCAGGGTTTTGTCAATCAGGGTGAGCTCCCTAACCTGCTCCTGACGGGCACAGCAGGCGTCGGTAAGACCACCATCGCCAAGGCGATGTGTGAGGAGATCGGGGCATCCTACATCGTCATCAACGGGTCCGACGAGGGGCGCTTCCTAGACACGGTGCGTAATCGCATCCGTCAGTTCGCTAGCACCGTCTCCCTGACCTCTGGAGCGTCCCACAAGGTCGTCATCATCGACGAGGCAGACAACACCACCAACGACGTGCAACTGTCCCTCAGGACCGCCGTGGAGGAGTTCCATGGCAACTGCCGTTTCATCTTCACCTGCAATTTTATCAACAAGATCATCGAACCTCTGCACTCCCGTTGCACGGTTGTTGATTTTCGTATCAAACCCGAACAGTCAGTTCAGTTGCAGGGTGAGTTCTTTACACGGCTCAAGACCATCCTTACTCATGAGTGTGTAGAGTATGAAGATAAAGTTATCGCCAAACTTGTTAAACGCTATTATCCTGACTGGCGTAGGACTATTAATGAGTGTCAGCGGTATGCTGCCACAGGGTCTATTACGTCTGCTATTCTTGTTGATGTTGCTGACGTTAACCTCGATTCTCTACTCTCGGCTTTGAAGAAGAAAGAATTCACAACTGTCAAGAACTGGGTAGTCCAGCACATGGATAGTGACCCTAGCATGGTGATGCGTAAGATCTATGATAGTTTGTATGAGGTTTTGAAACCTGCTGCTATCCCAGAGGCAGTGTTAATCATTGCAAAGTATATGCGAGACATCAGTATTGTCCCCGATCAGGAAGTCAATATGTTAGCATGTCTTACAGAAATCATGATGAGTTGTGAATTCAAATGAAACTATGGATGTTAGGCAATCGTCTCACAACAGAATTGTATGAACGTGAGCGATTTATTGAGGAAGCGGAGAAACAAGGAATTGATTTCTCCTTAGTATATGCTGACGAACTTGACCTGATTGTTTCTAGAGATGACCGAAAATCGATCCGATATCAAAATAGCATTGTTAGTTTACCTGATGTTCTACTCGCTCGTACTGGGTCTGGGACTGGTTATTTTAACCTCTCGGTCCTAAGGCAGTTCGAACGACTGAACGTTCCTACTATCCCGAACTCAAGTTCTATCGAAGCTTCGAAGGATAAGATGTATGCCAACCAGATTCTGGCACAAGCAGGACTTCCTATCCCAAAGACTATGCTTACTCGTTTTCCTTGTAAAAGTGAATTAGTTGAAAACGTAGTAGGGTTCCCATGTGTGTTGAAAGTAATTACTGGTTCTCATGGTGCTGGTGTTTATTTGTGTGAGACACCGAAACAGTTTGAGGATTTGTCAGAACTCATTTCTTCGCTAGACTTCAAAAATAGTATGATTGTACAAGAATATGTCAAGCATTCCGAGGGACGTGATCTTCGTGTTATCGTTATTGGTGGCAGGGTCATTGGTGCTATGCTTCGCAAAAGTACCGATGGATCATTCAAAGCAAACATCTCCCGTGGTGGTGAAGGAGTAGCATTTGATGTTGATGAAGAGATGGAGATTCTTGCGATTCAAACTGCAAAAACCCTTGATCTTGATATCGCTGGGATTGATTTATTATTTCACACAGACGGATACAAAATCTGTGAAGCAAACTCATCCCCAGGATTCAAAGGATTTGAGGCAGCACTAGATATCAATATCCCCCAGAGGGTATTTACTTATGCTAAGATGAGGTGTAATGACAGAACATAAAGAACGCTATTGGAATTATCTTATGGGTGACGTTGTGAAGACCACACCTGAAAATGTGGCAGAAGCACATCATGCCCTTTTTCGTGCTACAATGAATCTGCCACAGGCAGCTGCTTGGTGTGGAATGACCAAGCGTGAAATCAAACAAACCTTTCGTGAATACCTTAAATATCATGCCCCAGACTTTGAAATCACTGAAGACACCGCTTCGCTACCCAGGGGGTAAAAGCAGAGCACTCCCTAAGATCTTTCAATACATGCCTAACCTGAAAGACTTTCGTGAGTTTCGGGAACCTTTTATTGGCGGAGGTTCTGTAGCACTTGAAGTTACCAAGCGTTATCCTGGCATTCAGATCTGGGTGAATGATCTTTATAATCCTCTGTATAATTTCTGGTCAATTCTTCGTGATGAATCACAAGAATTGTATGAAGTTCTAAAAGGATATAAAGAAGATTATGACACCCCAGAACTTGCTCGTGGGTTGTTTAATATGATGAAGTATCAACTCAATGATGAAAGCACAGAAGATTTCTATCGAGCAGTTGCTTTCTATATCATCAACAAGTGTTCTTTCTCTGGTTTGACTGAGAGTTCTTCTTTCTCTCAGCAGGCAAGTGTCAGCAACTTCTCCATGAATGGTATCGAAAAGATCCCTGAGTATGGTAAGTTAATCAAAGATTGGAAGATTACTAACTATTCATACGAAAGTTTGCTATCAAACTACAAAGATGTATTTGTATATCTTGATCCTCCTTACGACATTAAGGACAACCTCTATGGGCGTAA